TCCCTGGGCAGCAACTTGTCCGAGGTTCCTAGCCAGCAGGTTGACATCGCCGCCTGTAGCCGCAGACACAACGGCAAGCTGTTCAGTTGACTTAATGGCTTGGTCTGTCTCGACCCCGAAGGCCATCATAATCTTGCCAGCACTTGCTACCTGCTCAAGCGTCAGGGGCGAGTTGGACGCGATTTCAAGGAACTGGTCCATGGCGGCTTCAGCTTCAGCAGCCCCGCCAGTAAACGCTTCCATCTGCAGGTTCAGGCTCTCCATCCTGATACCTGAATCTACCAAATCGGTAAATGATCGAGCCATTCCGAGGATGCCAGCCGTCGCGAGGTTCGCTAGCGTCTGAACACTGGCAAATTTAGCAAGTAAGCCTGCCAGGTTGCCTCCACCACCCATCTTCTTCAGCTCCCCGTCAACCGCTTTGATCCTGTTTGTCAGCGTTGACCACTCTGCAGTAACTTTCCTGGTATTCCCTTCAAACTTCCTCGTATCTCCCAGAAGCCCCTGCAATATAGACTTCTGCTTCTTAAGCTGGTTCGGAGTCTTCCCTAACTCTCCATTTACAGCCTTGTAGATCGTTGATAGCTTGTTGGATTCCTGTTTGATACTCTGTATTTCTTTTGCGACAAGCTTGCCACCCTTAAACTCAACCTTTACCTCGGTCTGCAGTTTTTGGCTGAAGGCTGTATTAAGCTTGCTCTTCGCCTGAGCTGCTCCTTGTTCAAAGCTATCGAAGAAAGTATTAACAGCATTTACCGCATTGCCAGTATCGACGTCGAGATTGAAAGTCAGATTCTCAGCCACATCAGAAACCAGAGCTGGACTAGGCTTCCATTAAATCGCATAAAAAAAGGGCTTGTAAGGCCCTTGGGTATTTGGTTCGTAAGTATCGCGGTTACGAGACTGAATTGATAACTGCGGTAGCAACTCCAGGTGTTCCGCCGACTTCTGTGATGGTAACCGTATCTCCAACAGTGTAGGCAGTGCCTGCAGCTGTAATATTGAGCGCGGTGACGTCTCCAGAGACGTCTGTATCGACAGTACCAGTAGCGGAAGAGCCTGTACCACCTGAGATAGTAGCAGCAAGCCCTGTTTGCGAGGCAGTAAAGGGAGTGGTCGTATTCAACGAGATCACTCCAGCGATACCTCCAGTCAGCTAAGTGATAGGATCAAGCTCAAGCACGTAAGCACCATAACCAGTGATCGAACATTCCCAGGAGACGATCGACGCAACTTCGTTGGACTCGGTATAGCCCATCAGAGTGCCGTAGCCGTAGATGGACTCAACGGTTCCAGTAGGACCCACGCGGACCAGCTTCACGCGCAGGCTGTCAGCCACGGTGTTAGCTTCGGTAAGACGAAGGATCTGGTAGCCAGTGTCCTTGAAGTCAGCAACGCCAGCCAGGGAGATGCTGAAGCTCTTTGTGGTTGCAACGGCCTGGTTAAAGCCCCTAGTCTCATCGTCGTAGGTGTAGATGTCCTCAGAACCAGTGTCAGTTTCCAGGGAAGCGGAGGTCAGTCCAGCCAGGCGGACAGGCTCGTCAGTGCCGTCCATGGTGAAGGTAGACGCACCAACAGTGAAAATGCCGTTTGAGTAAGTGACAGCGCCAGTAGCGAGCGTAGTGGTGTCAATGAAACCAGTAGTAGGGGCGTCAGCTGCAGTGACGCCAGTGAAGGCTACGTCAACAGAAGATGAACTCAAGGGGACGATGTAGAAGTCGTACCCGAAGGCCGCAGAGAAGTTTGCCATATATGAAAGCGGGGTAAGCCGCATGAAGGTACCTCGGACCTTCTCGGCCCGTTATTCTATATTTCCAATACCCCTTTTTAGAGAGGTCTGATAGGCATGTTTGACCTGATAAAAACCTTTGTCTGGACTAGGGAGCCCAGTCCGTCTGTGGTAGCCACTGTCTGGACGCTCTCTGCCCCTACAAAGCGCGAAAGGATCCTCTCTGAGGCTATCTGCAGGTCCGCTCCTTTAGAGGGCTCCCAGGCGACCAGGAAGAGACTCCAGGTGGTCACGTAATCAGGAGCGTCCGTCAGATAGTTTTGCGCTTGCGTGTTCCCAGCGTCTTGGATGATACACTCAACACCAGAAACTTTTCTGATCGATGGCAGATCCTCACCAGCAGAGACGACGGACAGCGCCGTCAAAGGTCCCGTGCCACTTTTAAAGTTGTATTCACCCAGAAGACTAAGAAAAGTAGCATCAGCTGCCAGTGTGTCGTAGATAATTTGCGCCGAGGTAGGATAATTCTGCACGACACCCGAAAAAGCTGCTCTAGTGTTCCTTCGCAGGTATAATAAGGACAAGACAACTAGAGGAGGCCTATGAAGCCGAACAGAAACTCCCTCCGCAAGTTAGTCTTTACAATAGTCTGACCATGCATTCTCCACAGGATCACCTCCCCGTATACGAGAGGGTTTCAGATTATTTATTTAACATGACTGCTCTAACCCGACGAGAAGCCCGTCAGCAGTGGCGGCAAGGCATCAAGGACGCATGGGACAACAAGTGCGCCTACTGCGGCAATCCTCCAATTGATGACGATAGTCTGACGGTCGACCACGTCCGTCCCAAAAGTAACGGCGGAGAAGACCGCACGACAAACTGCATCCCAGCATGTGTGCAGTGCAACCAGGCAAAGGCTAGCCAGGAATGGATGGCCTGGTACCGCCTCCAGCCCTCTTACAGCATTGCAGCTGAATGGCGCATCAAGCAGTGGCTTAAAGGCGGTCTGAACAACTTCTCTGCCTACGACGAGGAAGACGCTAAAATTGTAGACGCTTACGCCAATAAGATCATGGGTAGCTGGCCAGAAGGGTAACATCCTCTTCCGCTACCACCTTTGTCTTGACTTCGGGGACGTAGAGACTGATGACCACGTCATTACTCCCCTTGAATTCTACCATCTTGCCGCCCGCAGCCTCTCTGGCGACAAGCATGCCCTTATATCCGTTTTCCGTCTTGATGGGGTGCAGCAAAATAGCGTCCTCTGAGACCAGTGCTGGAAGACCAGGCACGTAACCAGGGTCTGCCATTGAATTGAGCTCTTTAAAGCAGAACAACGCCCAGGCGGGATAAGTGCCATTTTTGACCATAGTCACAGCAGCTGAGCCATAGTAGCCTGCGGGAAGGTTCTCCAAGTGCTTGGGTTTGAAGAAGGAGAAAGTATCAGCGGTGTATGGTTGAGGGGTCTTCTTGGGATCCCTGTTCTGATTGGCCGTAACAGACGTCAGCTGAGCTATAGGCAGCTCTCGGTGATACATGTCGGTCTGATCCATGGTCATCCCATGCGTGACGGCATTCAGCACGTAACCATAAGAAAGGTCTCCGTACCTGCCCATACTGAATTCGTTGTCGCCAGGGAACATCCGCTTGAGCTTCCAGTAGTAAGACTCAAACGGAATAACTTGCTCTCCTGGTGTTACTTTCCCTGAGAATCCTGTCCTACTTCGAGCTTCTCGAAGGCTTCTGTTGACTTAACGTCTTCTTCCTGGAAAAGGATATACAGACTGTCGACCAGATCAGGGTGCATCTCCATAGTATCCTCGATGGTCCAGTCCTGGGAGATGCGGAAGTAAAGGAGACAGGTGGCAGAGATGATCTTCCTGCGTTGCTCAAAGCTTCCCATTGCAGAGTAGATCTCAGAGATCTCATCCTCGAAACCCTCCAACAAGGGGTCCTGGAAGTTACCACCCCCAAGGAGCTCTACAACCTCTTGAGCCTGGACTCCACGAGCCTTGGCGACTTTAGAGGCGAGTTTATGAAGCAGGGACACAGTCTCATCGCTACTGCTAGCCTGCTGCATGAAAGATTTCTCCGCAACAGTCAGGTAACCCTTTCTATGAATCTCGATCTGACCAGACTCCTCGCTGCCCATGATCTCCACGATTGGCTCACGACGAGGAGCAACCACGAACGGCAATGTTACCTTCTTTCTTCTGGCCATCAGTCGTTTTTAGCTGACGTATAATACCTATCAGCCGAACCGCCTAGACCATACTTCGTTAAAGCCGTCATTCATCGGCTTGGTCATGCTGAACTTCTGGATTCCGTGCGTACCCTTCAGTGTCGCTTCGATCCAAGGCCTCGCTGGGATCAGCACAGAATTTGCATTTCTATTGCCGTACGGCTGAACAACGCCACCGTAGTGAACGAGCGCAGCATACGGGGTTCTGTACTGAATAGAGATAGTCGTTTTCGTCTTGAGGTTCTTCTCTTTTAGTAATAGGGAGTTGCGAAGCTTGCCTGTGTCTACGATATCCCTCGCCGTACCAGCAGTCGAGCCATTCTGTCTTAATGTGGTACCGCCCCAAGACCATACACTTGAGTTCATAGCACTGTCTAGAGCCACCTTTAGATCCCGCTGTACGTAGGCAGCTGCCTTGATGGTGCCTTCGACGAGAGCAGCATTCATAGCCTTCCTCATCTTGGGCGTATTGTTTTTCATGTCGATCTTCGGGGGCAAGATCTCTAGTTTGGTACTGAAATCAAAGCTCGCCATAATTAGTCCTGAGCCTCGCCACCAGTGATC